ACAAATTAAAAAAGATTCAGATAGTATACATAATTTTTCTATAATTTCTAAAGAAATCAAACACTTAACAGACATAAACAATTCTCTTCAAAAAGAAATTGAAGAAATTCAAAATTCTAAAAATGAATTTGAAAGTTTAATATCAAATATTAAAGAAGAAATTGCAGAAGAAGAAACTAAATTGGAAGATTTGCAAAAAAGAATTTCAGTTCTAGAGGTGGCAAAGTATGTAGTATCAGAAGAAGGGGTGAAGACCTACATTATCAAGAAAATGTTAGTCATTCTCAATTCTAGATTAAATCATTATTTACAAATTTTAGAAGCTCCGTGTAAATGTGAATTCAATGAAGTGTTTGAAGAGACTATTCATGATGAGTATGGAAAAGAAAGTTCTTATTTTAACTATAGTGCCGGAGAACAAAAACGAATAGATCTGGCAATTCTTTTTATGTTTCAGGATTTGTTAAGACAACAAACTGGCACCTCTTTTTCCTTGAGTATGTATGATGAATTATTTGATTCTGCCATAGACGAGAAAGGTGTAGATAAAATTTTAGACATTCTAAAAGATAGAGTTGAAAAATTTCAAGAAAACATTTATATTATCTCACACAACACTCATACCTCTAAATCAGGTGTGGATCAGATTATTCTTTTAGAAAAACACAACGGAGAAACAAAATTAATTGAACAAATTTAATATTATGACAGAAAACAATTACCTATTGATTAGTGATGATGGTCCTGGATTTCACACCATTGAAGGAGAAGGCCGATTAATCGGAAAACCTAGTATCTTCTTGCGTTTATTTGGATGTAATTTAACCTGTAAAGGTTGGGCTACTCCTGATTCTCCTTGGGGGTGTGATTCTTTTATCTCATGGTCCAAGAAAAACAAATGGACATTTGAAGATATCTTTAAATTTTATGAAGAAAATGGTCTTATTGAGAAACTTTTAAGAGGAGATATCTGGAAATTGACTGGCGGAGAACCTTTCTTACGCCAAGAACCACTATTGGATTTTGTAGAAGAATTTGTTAGTCGATATAAACAAATTCCAGCTATTGATTTTGAAACCAACGGTACCATTAAACCTAATGATACTTGGTATGATACCTACGAAGCATCTTTTACAGTATCGCCGAAGTTATCTAACAATGGAGATCCGAAAGAAAGAAGGTATCAACCAGAAGTTTTAGATTGGCATGCTAAACACAATTCTTGTTTTAAGTTTGTAGTTAATTCCAAAGAAGACATGGATGAATTGTTTGAAAATTACATTAATTCTAAAGAATTTTATATCCATCCAAGCAATGTATGGCTTATGGTATGTGCAGGTTCTCGAAAAGAACATGTAGAGAGAGCAGCATATGTAGCTGAATTAGCTAAGGAACATGGTTTTAATTTTTCACCAAGACTTCAGTTAGTAATTTGGGATAAAGCCCTTCGTGTATAAGTGATTTTTTATTATCTTAACTATATATTTCAATGGCTTTAAAAATTAAAAATCAAACAGATGTAATATCTAAAGATTCTATCATTTATCAGTACAATGTAATCTTAGGAGGTGTGCCCAATTTGCCAGTAGGTGTTCCTAAACAATTTTTACCAGTTTATCGTTATATACTATTGACCCCTATTCATGTTCCAGCAGCTCCGGCAGTAGAAATGCCGGAGGCATCTACCCCAAGAGCATTAAATTATTATGCTGATTACGGTGGTTGTGGATTTTGGAGAATGGTTTGGCCAGAAGTTGCTTTAAATGCTTATCAAAAAGCTAGTATTTCAGGTTTGACTAGCATGGTTTTGGATATAAGGTTTTATCAAGGTATTAAATCTATCAGATTCCAACGCCAAGCTACACCAATTCAAGAACAATTCATTGCAGAATTGAAAAAATCTCAAAAAGATATGGGTTATCGCATGCTGTATGAGGTAGATGATATTGTTTTTAGGAATGATATTCCAGATTACAATAGATGTAAAGAAGCCTTTGCCTCTAAAGAAACAGAAGACACTATCTTGCGTATATTAAGTCACATGGATGAAATGACAGTCACGTGTCAATTCATGAAAGATTATTATATAGAGAAGACCGGACTCAAAAATATTACAGTCATTCCTAATTATGCTCCGAAGTCTTGGTTGGGCAGACTTTATAATCCAGAAAGAATTGCTAGATTATATGATCAACATAAAAAGAGACCTCGTATTTTGTATTCTGGGTCTGGAACTCATGTAGATATGATCAACAAAACCGGCTTCAAGGATGATTTTGAACATGTGGTTCAGGAAATTATTAAAGCTCGTAAAAAGTTTAAATTTGTTTGGAAGGGTACCTATCCGTTAGCAGTCAAACCCTTTATTGATAATGGAGAAATGGAATTTTTAGGATGGACTCCTCTTTTTGACTTACCTCAAGCTCAATATGATGCTGGTTGCAATGCTACTTTTGCTCCTTTACAGGATAACATCTTCAATAAATCCAAAAGCAACATTAAAATGATTGAATCTGGTGCTCTAGGCACTCCAGGAGCCTTCCAAGACCTGTGTACCTATGAGGAGGCTGAGATAAAATTTAAATCTGGTACAGATCTTATCAATCAATTAGAATATATTACATCTGATTTTGATAGATATATGAAATTGTCTTCCAATCTTTATCAGTTTACAGATAAATTGTGGTTGGAAGATCATTTGGACTGCTATGAGGCCATATATTTCACACCCTGGGGCAGCAAAGAGAGACAACTTAAGTCTCCAGAGCTCATAAGATTGAATCCAGATCAAAAATTGTAGTAAATTTTTAGATTCTAGCTTGATTTCCTCACTTAAAACAGAGAAAATATAGACATGTATCGAAATGTCTTTTATGATTCTGCTAGACAAGCTGTCCATTTATGGACTTGGGATGAAAATGGTAAGAGAATTAAGATAGAATCTAGCTATGAACCATATCTTTATGTAGAATCCACGTCAGGAGTAGACGCTATTTCTATTTTTAATACACCTTTAAAGAAAATTAAGTTCAAAAATCAGTTTGATCGCAACCGTTTCGTTAATGAAACACCAATTAAGCGACTATTTCATAACTTAAGTTGTGAACAAGACTTTCTTTTAACCACATTTAAGGATGAATTACACAAACCAGAGGCATTACATCGCTCTCTGAAGGTCTTTTGGCTGGATATTGAGACGTATAGTCCAGATAGAATGCCGGATCCACACAATCCAGAGGATCCAATCAATCTAATCACTCTATGTGATTCCCTTTCCAACCATTATTACTCGTGGGGCACAGGCCCTTATAAACCAAAAGACAGCAATGTTACCTATGTTCAGTGTAAAAGTGAGCGAGATCTGTTACAAAAGTTTCTAAATTTTTGGTCATCAGACCATCCAGATGTGTTAGCAACTTGGAATGGTGAAGGATTTGATGTTCCTTACATCATGAATCGGCTAGGGAATCTCTTGGGAGAAGAGGAAACAAGCAGAATGTCACCAGTCAATTCTATCTACTACAGGGAAAACGTAGCGATGAATAAGTTCGGGAAGATGATCAATAGATGGTATATCCGAGGTGTTAGTAACATTGATTATATGGAAGTGTATAAGACATTTTCCCGTGGGGATAGAGAATCTTATTCATTGAATTACATCGGAGAACACGAATTAGGTGAAGGGAAAACAGATGTAGGTGGTCAAAATCTTGCGAGTTTAGCTGATGAAAATTGGGAATTGTTTGTAGATTACAACATTCAGGACGTTAAATTGCTAGTTAAATTAGATGAAAAGCTTAAATTCATTAAATTGATCAGAGCCCTTTCCTATAAAGGATTTATCCCATTTGAACAATCATTGGGTAAGGTATCTATGATCACTGGAGCAGTGGCACATCAGGCATTATTGCAAGAATATAGAATACCAACTTTTAAGAATGATGGTTTGAGAGACGAGTATGTAGGCGGATATGTCCATGAACCAGAAAGAGGTTTAAGTAATGCTGTGGTTAGTTATGATGCAAACAGTTTGTATCCAAATACAATCATTACTCTTAACATTTCACCAGAAACTAAAATAGGTCGCATTATTGAAGTGGTTGGTGGAGAGTATACTATTCGTCTATCAAACGAAAAAACCATAACCATAGACAAAGAAAAGTTTGATAGACTTGTCCAAAAAGAACAATTAGCCATATCAAAGTATAATGTCCTCTATACTCAAAAGTTTAAAGGTGTTGTACCCAATTTAATTAACAGAGTTTACGGAGAACGTGTTTCTATTCGAGCAATGGTATCTAAATTAATGGATCAAGTTAATGAAACATCGGATCCAAATTCTAAAATAGAACTAGAAGCAGAGATCTTAAACCTAGACACTATTCAAAATGTGTTAAAGTTAATCCTAAACTCTATCTATGGAGTATTTGCTCAGAAATATTCTCCTTTATTTGACATAGATCACTCGGCCAGCATCACATTGACAGGCCAAGCAGTAGCAAAACAAGCATCAGAGATCGCATATCAATTTGCAAAAGACAAAGGAGTTACAGAAGATAAGAAAAAAATATACATTTATGGTGACACGGATAGCTGTTACTTTAGTATTGCTCCAATTTTGTCCAAATTAAATGCTAAACTTTTAGAAAACAATAAGCTTACATCTAAAGCTCGAGAAGTTTTGGCGGAGATTGATGTATATCTCAATGCTAGAATTATTGAATGGGCAGCAGCAGAACTCAAATCCATAGATCCACGCTTTGTATTTAAGCAAGAAGCTGTATGTGATGTAGCATTCTTTCAAGAAAAGAAGAGATATATCCTACATGTTATAGAACAAGAAGGCAAGATTCCTAAGAAACCTTTCAAGTATGTAGGAGTAGAGGTGGCTCGCTCCACTATTTCTCGACCAGTTAAGAATTTAATCATGCGAGTGATTGAAAATGCGATGTTGGCTCAGGATAAAAAGAAAGCAGATGAAATCTTTCGCAAAGCTTATGATGAATTTTGTACTTTTAAAATAGAAGATGCTTCGATTCGTAGTAAAATTTCAGATTATGAAAAGTATGAGGCTCGGATAGGAGAGATGGGACAGACTGGTAAAGGTACACCCATTGGACCTAAAGCTGGTATTAGTTATAACAATCTTCTTAAGAAATTAAAATTGGAACACAAGTATGAACCAATTGGTAGTGGAAGAAAGATCAAATACTTTTATACTTCACGTAACAATTACAATTATAAAGTGATGGGATTTAATGAAAGTTATCCTCCAGAACTGAAAGAAGTAGTTGGATTAAATTACCAATTTATGTTTGAAAAAATACTTGCACCACCCATTCAACGGTTCTATGATGGAGTAGGTTGGATTTTACCAACACCAGGCAGAGAAGTTCAAACAGATTTATTTGATCTTTTCCAATAATATTTTTATGAAAAAACCATTAATTGCCCACGAAGCTCCTTATATGATTATGAGAGAGGTACAGCAAATGACAGACTATGATTACTGTCTCGTACATCTCTTGGAAGAAGATCCCAAATACCTAGAATACTTTAGAGAAGCTAAAGAAAAGGGACGATACATCATTATGGATTGTAGCTTGTTTGAACTTGGACATGCGTTTAATCCGGAATTGTATTATAATTGGATTAAAGAAATTCAGCCAGATGAATACATTGTTCCAGATGTATGGCAAGATTATGAAGACAATCTAAGATCGTTTAAAGCATTTTCAGAATTATTTGACCTTACCAAATTAAAAGGCAAACGCATAGGTGTATTACAAGGAAGAACCTATAGAGAATTTATAAACGCATATCAATTTATGGAAAAAGAATGTGATAAAATTGCTGTAAGTTTTGGATATGATTATTTTTGGGATAACCATTCAGAAGATTGGAAAGATAATCCCTACTGGAAAGATACAGAATATACACTAGAGTTTGAAAAAACAGTAGCCAAACCAACCTCATATGCTAGTGGAAGAAATCATTTGATAAAAAGTTTAATCTCCAGTGGAGTGTGGAATAAAAACAAACCACATCATTTATTAGGTTGTGGTATTCCTACAGAATTTGAAACACATTTTGAAGGAGTGGAAAGCATTGATACATCTCATCCAGTTATGACCGGATTTTTCGGTAAATCTTATAAAAATATAGAATCAACTTACAGCAAAATTCATAACAAGATGGTAGATGTATATGATGCAGAAGTTGACCTTGTTCAAAGAATCTTAATTAAAGAAAATATAGAACTTTTTTCCACACTACTATGAAAGTAACCCTACAAGCAATAACCCAGCCATTAGTTCGCACCGAAGATAATTTACGATTCTTAACTGCTGAAGAATTTATCGTGTATTGTGCTCGTGTATCCAATCCTGACAACCAATTAAATTTAGATAAGGCTCCAAAATTGTTAAAATATTGCATTGATCATGAACATTGGTCTATCTTTGAACAGTGTTCGGTGACATTTGAAATTCAAACCAGCAGAGATATCTCCGCTCAAATTATTAGACACAAAAGTTTTGCCTTTCAAGAATTTAGCCAAAGATACAGCCCTGCGTTCGGATTAGAATCATTTGACGTTCGCAAACAAGCTGATAAAAATAGACAATCTAGTACAGAAATTTTAGACTTAGAGCCACAGGAAAATGAAAGAATACGCAAACATTTGTTAGATAGTGTAGAATTATATACCTGGATGTTAGAAAAGGGTGCGGCTAGAGAAAGTGCACGAAAGGTACTTCCTTTATGTACTCAGACAGTCTTGTATATGACCGGTTCTGTGAGGTCTTGGATTCATTATATCTTGTTGAGAACCAAATCAGATACTCAACAAGAACATCGTGAAATTGCTGAAAAAATTAAAGAAATTTTCTTTGATATGTTTCCATTTATTGCTGCTGCATTAACTCCAGTAAATGTAGAGGCAATAGAAAATTTAACAGAAGAGATTAAAAAAACACATGAAGAAAATTTTAAAGCAAAACAAACAAAAATTAAAAAACAAAAAGTTGAAAACCAGTAAAATTAGTTTAGTATAAATCAATCATATGAGTGAAACCAACAATAACATCACCGTGTTCCTCGACTTCGTGGGACGCACTATCGTCGGAGAATTAGTAGAAAAAACAGACACTACTTGGAGAGTAAAAAACCCAGTAATTTTAAATGTTGTTCCAGAAAAAGATGGACGTTTGTCTATTCAGCTCTTTCCTACATTTTTTAAAGAATTCCTGGCAGATAAATCTGAAGCTGTAATCTTTGACTATCATACAAATCAAATTACACCTACCAGTATTTCTGCTTTAGATTTTCGCCTTCAAGCTCAGTATTTGCAAATGTTTAATCCAGCGAATACTTTTGTACCTCCACAAGGTCAGCCAACTCCACAGCAACAAAACAATTCTCCAGTAATTAATCTATTTGAAGAATAATATGGCTAAAAAGAAGCTTAGTAATCCAGATGTAGCAGCTGCGTTTAAGGTTTTAGATGATCTTAATCCAGATGCAACATTCCTTAATGAATCTGCTCTTTCCAATATTAGTTCTTTCATTGATACTGGCTCTATGGCTCTTAATGCAATCATTAGTGGCTCCCTCAAAAAAGGGGGAGTCCCTTCTGGTCGTATTATTGGTTTTAGTGGTCCTACTTCTTGTGGTAAAACCTATATCATTAATCGTATTTTAGCTAATGCTCAAAAGGCTGGTCGCTATGTAGTTATTTTTGATACAGAAAATGCTGTAGATGATAAGGGTGCTACCAATATGGGCATGGACACCTCCAAGGTAAAATATTG